GCTGCACATCCTAAAGCTTTGTCTAAAAATGAATTGCTCCAGGAATTTATTGATAAAAAAAATGGAACCTGGGTAGAACCAGAGCAAAATAATTATTCAAAATATACAGATTACTTTGAACAAACTATTCAAAAGATTGTCAAAGATGATTTCCCAACTTTAAAATTTAAGAAGGGAGCCAACGAGAAACCATACCTTGCAGTTAACTCTCCGCTTGGAGCAAGCATAGATGATTGGGCCATAGCTAAAGATCCTATTCATGTAACAGATCCATTGGGCCAAACATTTACAATGCAAGGAGATATTCTAATTGAATATAAAACTACTTCAGTTGTTGAGGAGAACCTTCCATTATACAAAGGGCCTATTCAAGTACAGGGCCAGATGATTTGTTCTTTAACAAGTAAAGCTATTGTAGTTGTGTTTAATATTAGAACTTGGGAAGTACAGTACTGGCCCATCTTTGAACATAAAGAACTACAAGCAGCTATCCAGGAAGCTGTCAGAAAATTTTGGAATAAAAGGGAGAAGGAAGAATATTATGATCCAGAAAAACCGAATGATTATAATCTAATTTACCCAAATCCCATAGAAAAAATTAAAGATCTTTCTGGTAATAACTTTATTGGAGATGCAATCAATGCCTGGCATGAAGGTAATCAGTTAATTAAATCTGGTAAAGAAAAGATAGAACAATCCCAGGATACAATCAAACAAGCTTTGGGAGATTATGCTTTTGGGCAGTACAATAATTTTAAAATATCCTGGCCTGTAAGAAACTATAAAGCTAAGCCAGAAAAAATTGTACCTGCACAGGCTGCATATTCAAAAAGACAATCAACCATTTCTATTAAGGAGGAGTAATGAAAAAGAAAAAAGTAACTAAACTTTGGCAAGGCAAGTTTGTTTCTATCAGAGATTATGAAGTTCAAGCTGCCATTAAAAAAGGTGGATTAGAAATAGCTCATAATGGAAAGATCATGCAGCTAAACAAAGATGAGCTGCTGCACCTGCAGCCAAGCTCTAAAGTATTTCAATCTAAATTTAAAGGATCCTACAGATTGATTGATATTTTATTTAAACCATTAACCGAGGATCCAAGACAAGGAAAATTAGTATGAATGATTTAGTAAAAAAAGATCCAATGAAATTTGCAGAGCAAATATCAAGATCCAATTTGGTACCCAAACAATTCCAGGGTAAGCCTGCAGATATTTACCTGGCTATGAGTTGGGGAGATGAGCTTGGTTTAACACCTATTCAATCCCTTCAAAATATTGCAGTGATAAATGGCAAGCCTAGTATCTATGGAGATACCATGATGGCTCTTTGTAGAAAGCATCCAGAGTTTGAGGACATAAAAGAAAGTATATCTGGAGAAGGATCTGCAAGAACTGCGGTGTGTGAGATTAAAAGAAAAGGTCAATCCTGGTACAAAACTCAATTCACTATGGCAGATGCAGCTAGAGCAGGCCTATTAAATAGGCAAGGGCCATGGCAATCTTATCCAGATCGTATGCTTAAGATGAGAGCCAGAGGATTTGCTTTACGAGATGTATTTGCAGATGCTCTTGGTGGTGTGATTACTGTAGAAGAAGCTAATGATTATCCAAAGGAGCCTAAAGCTGTAGAAACAGTATTAGATAGGCTAGATACTATGGCAAAAACCGCCATAGAAGGCCCAGGATTAACGAAACAGGAGGTGGATAGTACTAACCCTAGCCAGGATACAGAAGTTAAAACTGATAGCTCTATTGCAGAGGAAATAGATATTCAACCAACAGTAGATAAATCTCCATGGGAGATGAGGAAACTTAAAGGGCCTGGCATATATTGTGAGGATCATAAATCTTTTGCTGAAGAATTCAGTAAGGCTATGAACAATATTAGAACTCATAAAAAATCTGATAACAAGGAGAAGCTTAAATTTTTAAGAAGTCTTTTCCAAATCAATGAGGATGTTATTAGAAATTTAGAAGAAGCAGATAGTGGATTACATACTTCCATTTACAATGAGTATCTAACTATTGCAGGAGATCTTAATGGATAAAAAAACTATGTGCTTAAGTTGTGATGGATCTGGATACATACATAAATCCATCTCCAATGTAACCCAGAAACAAATGAAGCTCTTTAAAAGTTTCAAAAAATTTTACAACGATAATGGGTATGCTCCTTCAGTGAGAACCCTAGCTGCTATTGAGATGGAAGCTCCAACATCTATCTACAATAAGATGATAGCTCTAGTTGAAAAAGGAATTCTTGGCAGAGAAAGTAATGGCAAACTCAAAGCTTGGAATAATTGGTACATTAAAAAAGATATAGAAAGGAGGTAAAAAAATTTTGAGCATACAATCAAAGGAACAGATTTCAAATACTAGATTAAAAATTAAAGATGATTTGAAATCTACCGAGAAAAGAATTGGATTTCTTGAGGAGCAAAAAAAGAAACTAGAAAATAAAAAAAGAGATCTTTCTTTTAACGATTTTATTTATGAAAATTTACTTATGAATTGGAAGTAACTTTTCTTTTGTAGGTTAATTCTTCAGCAGCTTCATCCATGCTGAACACAGGCTTAATAAACCTAATGGGATCCTCTTGCTTTGGATCTACCACAAAGGCCATGCTTTCAAAAATGTTATGCTCTCTTAATGATTTAGCTTCAGCATAATCATCCATCTCTTTATAACCTGCCACTCTAACTGCATGAGATATTCTTTGGCTCTCATGATTTTTAACTATCTGATAACCAGATACGTGCCTATGTCCTGCAACATAAATATCATCCACACCAAACCTAGCTGCTTTACTCATAGCATGACTTTCATTCCATTGTGAATGACCTGCATAATCATGCCTACAATTTATTTTAATTGTTTTTCCTCCTGGTATATGGAGCTGCAATCTAACACCATGATTTCTATACACTCCTGCCTGGGATCTAAAAATAAATTTATTAATATCTCCACCTTCAGTATTCCAAACATCATGATTACCACCAATCACAGCAGCCCAATAAACTCCTGCTTCATTTAGGAACCATTCAATTAATTTCTCTGCTTGCTTCCTGGTAGTTTCCTGGTCAGCATACTTCTTCATTAATCTACCCACCCAGTTATTAGTAATATCTCCAACACAAATACCAATCATGCCTGGAGTATTAGCCATAAGATCCATATCTTTTTTTAATCTTACCCAGTTGCAGCCATCATCATCTATATGCGGATCTCCTACAAAACATAAAGCAAAAGGTTTCTTTTCTTTAAGCTCTATATCAATTACCTTTGTTGCATCATGGATTTCTGATTTTCTTTTATATCTTTTGATAGCTCTCTCTACTAATTCTTCTGCAGATAATTCTTCCTCTGGCATATCCTGGACAATGAAGGGAGCTTTTTCTACATTATCTATTTTATTATTTGATTTATATTTTTTATACATCCCATAAATTGTTTGATAATTTTTACCAAGCTTCTTCGCAGCTTCGTTATAGCCAAGCTTATCAACAGCATCTATAACTTTTCTAATTTCTGTAATACTAATTATCTTCGGCATCTTTCATAATAAGTGAAAGCTCCTCTGCCCTGGAGGGAGTTTGATCTGCCCATCTACTGTCTAACATTTCAATAGATGCACCTTCATAATCCTGCTCCTGGAGAGCTTCCAACATCTTTTTAAATTTTCTTACTCCTGTTGCACCTAGTTGATAGACCATCTCAATTAGTACTTCAGTTGCAGTTGCAGTAATATCTAAATCATAATCATGACAAATATTTTCTACTTGATCTACTGCGTTTTGGAAATCTTCTTCAAAAAATTTTTCCAAAAATTCTTTATCATATTCTTTATCGTCTTCCCAAAAGTCTTCTACACATAGATGTCCAAATCCTACAGTTCTTTTTCCCAGGCTATCTAAGTACACCTTAGATCTAAAGCCTTCATGCTGCTTAATTCTTTCTTTTAATTCTTTCATTTATTTTTATTGGCTATTGTTCTTGCTATACTTTCTCCAGATCTTCCTACTACATATCCACCCAGGCCAATATTTAATAATGTCCAAACATCTCCTGGCAGCTCAAAGGTTATGATAGTTCCAGTAAAAAGTTTTATTACTGGCCCCAGGATATAATTCCATACCAGGATAAATATTAAAACATACATTAGTGTGGGCCTCCATCCTGCAACAAACCAGTTAGCTTTGGCTTCAGCTTCTACAATAGATGCAGCAGCTTTTAATTCTTCTGTACTGGATTGAATGAGTTGAGTATTGAGTTGAGCTTTTAATTTTTCTGCAAGATCTTTATCAGGGATCGCTTTATCAACAGTATTAAATAGCATCTTCGCAAGAGGAGCTATAACTTTTAAAGCAGGTAACATCATTAACCTTTATTAAATTATTGAATACAAAGCAACAGTTGAATTAAGGCTTGCCCTGGCCCCTGCTTGGTTTTTTATTGTAGCTTTTATTTGGACTTTTGCTATGCCTTCCTTTTCTTCTGATCCTTTTCTTCTCTAGCTTGTGTATTCCTAGTGTGTTTTTCTTCGCCATTCACACTCCTCATACTCTTGATTGTAATCGTATTCCTGGAAAGAACCTTCGTTAATTAATTCCATTACTTATCCTTACACCTACAATTCTTACTTCTTGAAACGTATAATGTTTTCCATAGTTTATTCTCAAGCCTAGAAACTATGGTAAGTAATTTTTTTAAAATCCATCTTTTCATAAAGATGGTTTATATCTTATTTTTATAAAGATTTCCAAAAATTAGAAACATCAGCAAAAGCATCTTTCCAAAATTTTACAATTTTTTTATTGTAATCATTGGCAGATTTTTTTACTTGTTCGTAATCAAATGGATCAAAGTTATTTAACCAATTACCCCACATGATAATATCCTCTGTTAAAGTTATGCTGCTGATATAGTGCGTTGCAACATAAAGTCAAGTTATATTATTTTACAAATTTTAAGAGAGCTATAATTCCTGCCAGAATACCACCAAGATATGCAACAACTTTCAATCCACCTTTTCCCATGGCCATCTGTTCTTTAAGAGCTGCTATGTCTTTTGTATTTTGCTCTAATGTTTTTTGAATATTATTTATTTTAGTATGAATTAATACCAAGGTTACTGTTTGATTTGCTGTTCTTTTTTTCTTGGTAATCTTAGGCATTATAAATCCTATGGTTTAGTAGGAAATGCTACAGCTTTAATTTGTTCAACTGTAGTTAATCCTTCAGTTATATCTCTCAATGCTTGCCTGTATGCAGTCATTTCTGGAGATAAGGTTTGGTCAGATAAAGCATGAAAATCTGTATCTGCTAATAGTTTATTTCTTTTGGTTCTTAAATCTTCCATAGCCATATCAAATTCAACTGCTGGGAATTGTGCTTGTATGTCAGCTACTGGTATTGGTGTTGTTCCATCTAACCAAGTTATTCTATCAATATCATCATTAATAATTGACATTTTTGCATTAGGATTAATTTTTAAAATTGCTCTTTCTAATATCATGTTGCTATCTCCCATGCATAAATTGTACTCAACATACTACTAGCACAAGTTGCTATACTTTGAGTATTGTGTGGATTTCTAAATTGATATTTATAAGTAATTTGATTAGTTGTTCCATGTGCATCATCTATATAATCAAATACTTTAGTATCTCTAGTGTTACCACTATAAGCAGCACTTCTATAATATTGAACACTACCAGATTCTATTAATTCAGTTGAATCTCTGTAAATTTTGTATTGTAATGAACCATCAATACTACCACTAGCTGTTGTTAATTGTGTATGAATATTAAACTGTAAATAAATTTTACTTGATGAAGATAAAGGAGTTATATTTAAATTTGGATTTCCATCTACATAAGTTGAAGTAGAAGTATTTGATACTGTAGTCGTACTTGTAGCTCTTACAACTTGCAAAAGCTTACCACCTACACCAGCAGGTAATGCTGTTACACTTGAGATTGATTGATTGTTAAGTTTAATAATTGCCATAATAATTCCTATTCTATTAATTTATATCCTGAAAAAAAACCTACTTCATTAGAAGAAGCATCAGTTTGTAAATCAGTTCCTACCGCATGAACGTATGCCTCTACATAATCAGTAGTACCATTCATATCAAAAATTTTAGTTACACAAAAACTTATTTCATTAAAATTAAGATTTGCACTAACAGCATTTAATCCTTGTCTATAAATACTTGGATATGCAGTTGAACCATTTTTGTGAATTTCAACAAAAGAAGCATCAACATTTACACCAGTTGAATTGTTTACTGTAAGACAATGAGTTATTACATATTTACCTGCAACATTTGGAGTAAATCTATAATTTGTAGAATTATCATAACAATTATTTGTATCAAATTGTTCTGTATTCCATTGTATTTTTGTATCTGTATTTGTTGTTAATGATTGTGCAGTAGTTCTATAAGCTAAAAAAGCTGGAGTATTTGTTCCACCAGCACTAGCAAAAGTATTATCTCCTCTTAAAAAAGTCGTAGCATCTTTAGTTCCTGTTGCTGTTAGCTTAGCAAGTGAAACAGAACTGTCAGCTAGTTTAGCAGTAGTAACTGTG